GCTTCGTATGTTACATTGTTGTTTATGTTGTTAGGAAAAGGAGTAAGTACCGTTAATATACCACTAACTGCTGATCTTATCATTCTTCTTTGACCGTCATTATCACCACTAGTTATTTTTACTTCCCCTATTTCAAAAAATGTTGTGTTTTCATGTGGAGTACCATTGATCACTATATCACTAACCCCAGCCGGACCACTTACCACTTCATCATCCACAAATTGTGCGGCTAAACTACTTATCCATATATTACCGGTAGTAAGAGTAGTATATTTTGCATGAACACAAATACCTACACCGGCTCCATCGCCTGTCATTGCATCGCCAATAGTAAAAGGATTTACATTACTACCAGCATCAAAAGGAACTTTAAATATCTGTACATCTGAATCAATGATGGAAAATCTATCTGATGCACCAAAATTAGTTATACCATCGTATTTAAAATTACTTTTAGTAAGTGCACAACCTTCATCAAATAATACATGATTACATGGTTCTTGATATAATGGTCGTGGTATTTGAACATTAAGTGAATTAAGGATAGATTTACATGTTAATGTTAATATTTGTCTATCAAATTCTATATCTGCCGTACCCACAAACATTATTGTTTCTAAATCGGAAGCATAAGAATCAGTCCAATTTATTCTTCTAATAGTAATTATAGCTGAATCTAATACATTTTTTTGAACTAAATCATATAAATCATCACTTATATTTTGTAAACTTAATTGTACGGTATCCATTTCCAGATTAATATTATTAGTAATTGGTTGTCTTTGAATGGGAATAGATATATATATTTTACTAGGATCACCCCATTTTATATTCTCACTGTGTGATGTGTAATAGTAAGTAGTACCGTTAGATAATGCCACATCATATAATTCAGCAAGTTTTAAGGTATCGCTAATAAGTGCGTTTTGAAAAGCATCGTTTGGGTCTAACATTACAGCTTAACCTCTACCAATTCTATTTCAGCAAGTTCCCATTTTCCATAAACGAATTCTGTCATTGCTTGAAAATCGGAATTAAATCTAACTCTAAAATTATATTTATAAGTAGCTGTAACTACATGTGTATTTGTTGGAGATTGATTAGCCAAAAACTGTACTATACCTGTATGTTCGTCCACTTCATAATCAGTTCCTGGTACTTGTTCCACAGAATTAGATATCACATTTAATATTATTATGACCCCGTCTACTATAGCATTAGTAATATTACCAGTTACTGTAATTAATGTACCAGTTCCCGATCTTTCAACAGTATCTACTACCCAATTTTTATCGTTTCCCGTAGAATCGGTAACTATAAACAATGTCCCTGATTCTAATTGTTCAAGATGAGAACCAGCTATTTTAAATGTTTCATTGGCTGTACTTACCGCAATAATTGAAAAATGTTGTATTTCGTTTCTATCTTCAATCCATGCCTCTGATTCTCCGGAATAATAAGTGGTGTTTAACTGATAATCTTGTATAAGAATAGTCGCATTTACACCAGTAGTAGTCGGAGCAGCAGTAACCGTTACGGTAGTATTGGTTCCATCACTTATCGAATTGCCGTCACATACCCAATCTCCATCATTTACGCCTGCAGTTATTTCAAATCTTATCCCATCCATAAATATTTCAGGTATATCACCTATTATAATAAATGTTTTAGATGTATTATCGGCTGAATCAGCAGTATATGCTACTGCTGTTTCTGTAGAACTACCTATTTCTTCCTGAGGATCACGAAATTGGAATGTGTTATATCTACCTTTAGCTCTATCATACACTTCCATTGCTTCATTTCGTTGGGTTTCAGTCATTATTCCCCAACCTATTTGCCATATTCTGGTGGGTGATTCACGTATTTGATTTCTTTGTTCTTTACCACTATCAAATTTTACTACATCTGTATGCCAATTATTTATTTTAGATACTGGATGTGTTGCCGGTATTGAAATAAAATCGTTAATTACCAAATCCATAATTAATCCTGTCTTATATGAAAATGTACTAAAATTGTAGGTAATTCTTCACTACATAACGTACATTTTTTCGTTTTAAATTTCATTCAATGTTAATTTCTACGTATTGTGTGGTTATCTCTACTTGCCGATTGTACAAGAGTAGCTATTTCCTTTTTCAATGGTTTAAGTGCGGTAAATACTGATCTACTATCCATAGCTGTTATATTAACATTAATTATAACTGGTTTATTTCTTTCAGAGTTATTTTTTCTTTCACCTCTACGTAATACTCTTTCACCGGATTGTAATACGGCAGGAAATTCATCTGGTTGTAATTCCCTTCGTCCTCTACCTGAACCAACTAACCCACCACTATGAAAAGTATGCGGTCCAGTAGCAGCTACCATCCCGGGACCGGCTGATGATGAACCTCCTATCATTCCTAAAAGACTTCCACCGAGAGATGAAATAATACCACCGCCTGATGCTCTAGCAAATATTTGTGTAGCTACTTGTTGTGCAGCCAAGTTAATTAATGCATTTTCTATTGACCTTATTGCAGACACAAATACATCTTTCCAATTACGTATATCTTGTGTCATTCCTGATAATGCATCAGCAAATCCGTCTCTAAATATATCTGCTGCTTCTGCACCTACTTCACCGAGAGTTCTTGTATCTCTCTGCATTTGTTTAATTCTTTCAGTAAATCCTTCTGCGAACGACTCACTTCGCATTGCTTTATCAAATAATAGTTGTTCTTCTAATTGTCGTCTATGTTCATTTTGGATTGCTTTAAAATTAGCTATTTCAGTTTTCTTTGTTTCTTCACTTAAAAATTCCCTTAATTCAAAATCATCAAGCATTGCTTGTTGTTTCTTTTTTAATAAAGCTACCGAAAAATCAAAATATTCTATATCATGTCCTCTCATTTCTGAATACATATTAACTACATCTTCAAGAGTTTCCTCTCTCCATACTTTTTCTAATCTGTTTGCCCCTACATTTGCTTTTCTTCTGTTTTCAACAAGGTCTAACATGTGTTTATTTAATATATCTAATGTTTTCTTACTTGATGTGATTTGTGCTCTTTCTATCCTAATTAATGTATCTAACGCTGCTTCCCTATCTATCACTAATCCAGTACCAAATCTTTGTCTTCCTACGTCTCTACGAGTTGGTTCTATTTTTGGGAAAGTTCTTATTCCTCTTCTTCTGAAAGTTTCTACTATCCATTTATCTGGTATATTATTTGCTGTTCTACGTAATATACCTAATTGTTTCAACATGGCATTAGCTTCGGTTATTCTTTCAATAGTACGTGATATATAATCTTGAGTTTGTATCATTGCCTCTGACGGGCCAAGACTACCAAGAGATTTAGACCATTCCTGCGTTGCTTTACGAGCAGCAATAATAAATTTTTCATTTCTCAAAATAGATTCATTAAATTTTTCAATTTTTGCTTTAGCTTCTGCCGCTCTACTAATAAAAAATACAGATATAGCTACTATAGCGGTTAAAGCGGCAAGTACTCCAGCAGATACAGCTATTAATACACCAAAACTAACTCCCAACCCACTCGCTACAAGTGCTAAACTTGCTAAAGTAGTTAAACTAGCACCAGCAATAAGTAGTAACCCACCCATTGCTAATCCTGTTCCAACCACTGTATTAGAGAGAATTTTATGTTTATCTGATGCTTTTGTTATTTTCTTAATAAGTTTATCTATCCATCCTGTCATCATTTTCAATGTAGGAACAAATTTAGATGCCATAAGCCTCGATAAATTAGCTATACCTTGCTTCATTTTACCTACTTCTTCACCAAAAGCCACTAATTGCTTTTTAGCTATTTCTTCATGAGTATCACCTACCAATTTTAATTGTAAAGCCATGTGTTGAAGTTCCGCAGAACCGGCAGCAAATAATTCAATCTGACCAGCTATAGCTCTCGCCCCAAATAGAGTTTTAAACGCCATTTGTTTCTGACCTTCTGTAGCATCAGCTAATGCATCACTTATTTCACCAATTAATTGTATGTATGGTTTAATTTTACCAGTTTGATCTTCTATTTCAATATTTAAACCTCTAAATAATCTTTTTATTTTTTCCGATGGAGCGGATAAATTTAACATTGAACGTCTAAGAGTAGTACCTGCTCTCGTACCTTTAATACCAACATTTGCCATTAATTGAATCATAGCATTTGTTTCTTCAAGAGTATTATTAGTGGTGCGAGCTACACCAGCTACTAAACTTAATGTTTCACCTAATTGTAAAAAATTCATGTTTGATGATATAACTGATTTAGCCATTACTGCTGCTACGTGTGCTGTTTCCTCAAATGGTATTTTAAATCCTTTCATTGTATCAACCATTATTTCTGCTGCTTGACCTGCATCAATAACTGCGGCTTTAGCAAGAGTAACCACTGGAATAAATGCTTTCATTTGTTGTTCGGCATTTAAACCAGCAGAACCTAAGAAATAAAATGCGTCTGCTGTGCTGGACGCAGCTATATTTAATCTCATAGATACATTTTCAGCCATCGACGACATTTTAGTATATTGTTGTAAACTAAATGTGGTAACAGCAGTTGCTCTACGCATAGCGGTATCAAATGATATAAATTGGTCTAACATCTTTTTAAAAGTGGCGGTAATTATAGCACCGGCGATAGTTACTTGTACACCAAGCATTCTAAATGCAGAAGACATTCTACCGAGTCTACTTATTTCTTCCCTCTGTATTCTTGCTACTTCACGATCATTTCTTATTTTTACAGTAGCTGCTTTTTTGTTTTCAGATATAGATTTAGCGACTGTTTTACCTAATAATCTATTGGCAGCTATTTTTGCTTGAACACCACGTACTGTTTGTTGTTGATCAAGTTTATTCAACCTCATTAATGCCATAGACCTATTCTTCATTTTAGATATAGATACTTTGGTCATTGCATCGGTTGTTTGTTGAACAGTCTGTTTTGCCCTTGCTAAATCTTTTCTTAACGCATCTTCCTTAACACGTATTTCTACTACAGCAGACAATAATACATCGCTACTGGAGAAATTAGCCATTTACTCGTCCTCTTTCTTGTCCTTTTCATTTTCAATTATAAATGAAATATTAAAACATTTCATAAGATAATCAAAACAAGACCGTTTATCTTCTATTTCATATAATGTAAGCAAATTGATTATCGCTGATAAATCCGGTGTACCATTTTCTCTAATTTGACCCCTTACAGTATTATATAATCTTATTATTTCTTCATTATCCGGAAACAATTCCACATAACAATCTTCACAAGGTGCATAACCACCCCTTGTTGAATCATGTGTTTTTAAGCATCTTTCGCAAGTTGGTTTTGTTTCTTGCCACCGGACGTATTCTTCAAGTTTTTTACTTTAGCTTTCTCAATTGTCTCATTCGTTTCTGACAACGATAAAATTCCATCAATAACAAATCTAGCAAAATCAGTAATTTCCATCATTTTTAATTTGTTTTCAACATTACAAGACACTTCTTTTCCATCGAGTTGAACATTATTCCAGTCGGAAATCCATGCATCATATGTTAAACGATTTTTCATTTTTTCGTCGATAGTTTTTGTTTCTATTTGCATACCACGATATGGTTTTTGTTTTTTCTTAACCGTTAATCTTTCAATTTTATCTTCCTCGACTGGCGTTAATAATCTTAATTGAATACCACCTAAAGACTCATCGGTATCATCAAAATAAAACCATGTTCCTTCTTTTTTACTACTAAACTCAGTCATCGTTTTTGTCCTTTCTAATTTTTCAATTTAATATGGGGTGACCCCAACGCAGAGTCACCCCCAATTATAAAAGTGATGAAAAGATTTACTTTTATGTTGAGTGGAACGTATCACTTAATATCGCTCCAACACCAACTTTAGTTCCATCATCATCACCAGTACCTACGGCTTGATAATACAGTACCATTACAGCAGCTACCGTATCGGAATGATGTATTCCAGTAATACCCAGATCACTAATACTCTTAGTCTGAGTTTCACTATTTAATACATTCTTGTCAGTTCCGTATCTGAACTTAATTGTTACATCAGAATTGTCACTTGGGTCACCCATGGAAATTAAATCTGCAATAAACATCAGATCAGAATTTCCGGGAATTTCGGTTCTGCCAATAGTATTAATAACTACATTAGCAGAAGCGTTAACCAGTTTCAACCGTCCTGTTACTTTAGCCGTAAATTCCATAGTACCCACACCAGCCGTATCAAAAGTGGTAGTACTGGGAGCTTTAGTAATAGTAACATAACTACCCGTAATAGTAGCCGTTGGAAACAGAGTATCATCAGGAATATAGTAGCTTGATTGATCTACATATAACCTAAAATCTCTCAATTCAGTACCATTCTGGAATGCTGAATCAACCGCATCACGTCCGGAGACATCATTCAATCGAAAATCACCAGAAACGGTTATTTCTCCACCGGCAATCATTAACGGAGTATCAATCTTATAACCAGTAGTGTCAAAATGAGTAGATTCGTGAACATCACGAGACTCACCGGTATAAGACCAAGTACCAGCACCAAGGACCTGATTTCCACCCGATATCTCTATTTTTGCGAGATAACCGGCTTTCACGTCACTCATAATAATTACTCCTATACTTAATTAGAATTATGTGGTAACCTGCCGGTGTCCACGTTAATAGCTGTCGCTAACGATATAGTAAAATCACTGGTGTTCCAGCGATTATCTGACCGATACATTTCTTTCTATAAGAATTAAATATTGTACCATATATTGCCATACATCCTCTATTTTTGTAGGTATAGCATTTAATCTTTTACAACTAACACTTGTGTAATTAGTCATAGTAAGTGTAGTAAAATCAAACACATCTTTTAACGCAGTAAACATTTTATTTAATTCTATTTTACTATGTTTATCACTGAATAATTTTATTTGTAATATAAAACTTTCTTGATCTTCAGAAAAAGTGAGTCTTGGTACATTACTTATTATTTGAAAAACACCAAAAGGCATTTTTGCATTTTGTGCTGCTTCGATATTATGAAACCCACCAGTTAATTGTGCTTTTAAAACAACGTCATTATCGTATTTATTCCACACACCTATTTCAAATTCGTTCATGAAAAAAGTCTCTCTATATTATCTAAACTACTATGTAACGCAGGACGCATATATGGTTGTGCAGGTCCTGTTCCTTCACCAGTTTCGACATACCAAGCGTAACTAATAGGACCACTTTTAGCTGGTGTTTTTCTTAACGAATCAGCTATTATTCTAGCTATTAATTCATCCTTATCATGTATATCCACATGAATAGATTGTTTAAGCGCACCTGTGTCCACAGGCACATTAATTCTGGCTCTATCTGCTACTAGGTCAGCTGCTTTTTTTAGTCTCTTAAGTGCTTCATCATGCACACGACCCATGAACCTAATTGTGTTATCAGCCACTATCAAACCAAATACTCCTTAAATTTAATCTTCACGATATAATTCGATATGCATTAACCGTTTATGCCCGCTACCTAAATTTCTTCGTTGATCAATACTCTCTATTTCATACTCAGTCCGCGATGGGTCACCATACTGACGTATCTGAACCACATCACTAATTGTAATTGATATATCCGAACAGTATAATTTATGAGTAGTACGTTTATTCTTTTGGGCGAAAATCACTAATTCTTCACCTGTTAGTTGTCGTAGATATCCAGCTACATCTGAACGACCAACCACTAATGTTTCAGAAAATCCGCCTATACCATCACTAACAACACTACTGCGCATAACAGAAAATATATCGCGCAATCTCATATAATTATCTCCTACTCTGCGATGCTTTGATAGCACTACCCTGTTTTTTTGCCTTATTTCTGGCTCTGTTCCTACTCAGTGTATTACCGGCAGTATATGTATAACAAAACCCAGATTTCCCCCACTTAAAACCCGGTTTGTTATTTGACCTACATGCTTGTACTGGCATATCAATTATCCGTTAATACTAATGTTGCTATTTTTTGTCTTTTCCTTATTAAAGCTAATGCTGCTCTCTTAAGTTTTGGAGTCTTTTTAATTCTTTTAGCTTCAAGTAATACATTAGCTGCACCTTCTATTTCGTGTTCTTCTAATTGTTTCGCCACAATAGTCTCCTTATCCGTTAGGGATGCCTAAATTTGTATTGATGGATTCAAGATTAAAAAAGTTAGCTCTAGCAGCAGTTTTATTAGTCTTAAGATTATCCAGACCACTAAATACTTTACTTAAATCTACACCACGAAATTCAGTTTCATCGTCACCTATTTCCTCTCTCCAAATAGCGCCAGGGTTATCCATTAACTGTTTAATTAACATGGTTGTAGGTCTTTTTAAAGATACAGGATAACCATCAGTTACCCAAGATGTATTACTAAAATAAGAATCTATTGTATTCTGAATAATAGGTATAGCATCTGATATAAATGGATATTTATCATCTATTTGTAGTAATATTTGTACTTCCGACGGTGAAATCACTACAGCCATTATGCACGCTCCTTTTCTTTTAACCACTCATTAAATTCTTTACCTTTTTTATTGCTTTTTTCGTCGTTGCATTTTCTACAACACGGCACTAAATTACTAATTTCATGTTTACCACCATTTGATATTGCTATAATATGATCTTCACTTATACCATTTGGGTTATAAACATTAAGAATATTTTTTTCTAGTACCACACTACAGTAAGCACATTTACCATCATACTCTAATATTTTATTGGCCCATTCTATAGACGTTATTCCTTTACCACCAGCAATTTTTAATTTTTTACGATTTTTTAAATATGTATTAATTTTATTTTTATTTTTTCTATAATATTTTTTACTGCGAATAGATTCTTTATCCTTATTATTATTACGCCATTTTTTATTTTGTGCAGCCGCTTTTTGTTTATTATTTTTTCTATATATTTTTGAACGTTTGTTAATTTTATCTTTATTTTCTTTGTTGTATTTTTTATCATATTCTTTTTTAAATTTTTTATTTTTTACACTATTACGACGTATTTTACCTTTTTTACTAATTTCATTTTTATGTTTTTGATACCATTTTTGTCTTTTTCTTCTATCTCTTTCACAATTTTCTTTATTTTTTCCATTTATACAAATTTTACATGCAGAAGCCAATTTACCCTTACTTCTATGAAAAAACTCTAATGTTGCTGAAAATTCATCACCACATTTAGTACAGATTTTTGTTTCTATTTTATTCACTATATTCTTTCAGTAGCATGTTTATAAACAGCCGAAGCAAAGTGATCAGAAGTGTAATTGTTTTCAATTAATTTTCTACCGGCATCAGCTATATCTTGGTATTCTTTTACGTTTTCTATAAAATGAGACATAGCTGCATCAAAGTTATTTTTAGTTACTTCTATGTAATTTATACCATGTAAGAATCCCATTTTATTATAGTCTGTATTATGTTGTGCAAAACATACACAACCAGCTAATGGTATTTCAAGATATTTAGGTACTACATACCAATCAGTAAGAGCTAATCCTGCTTGCCACTTAGATAAAAATTCAAGATACATGTTCCCACAAGGAACTCTTTCATCAGATAGAACATGTTTTACATAATCAACTTTATCTCTGCGATATGCCCAATTTCTGAATTTATATGGTTTAAATCCATTCATACCTTCCCATAAATGTCCGTTACCGAGTATTTTTTGTTTACGTTCTATCAAAGGCATATTATCAAATTTTTGTTTTTTAGGAGCAACCGGGAACCAGAAATGCATGTCATTTGCTTGTTTTCCTAAATATGGTGCAAAAAAATGATTATATCCGTCTGTGTATGGACAAATAATAAAGTTTACACCACGCTGTATAGCACGATGTATTCTTTCTTTAATACCTAATTTATGTATTAATGTTCTATCTTTATACTGACCTTTCATGTGTTCTTGGTGTGGATCATTAAAATATGTATACTTAAGTGCTTTGTGTTTATTTAAATTAGGAAATTCAGCATGATATGAACTATGAATATCATATATTACAATTACATCTACATCGGTACATACTTCCATTTTCGGAGAAACAATCTGTACAGAATCCCATTCTGGATGTTTAATTAATGCATCAAGCATATGTTTATATGTTTGTGAGTAATTATTTATTGACAGTTTGTGATCGTCCGGATTATAAATAACTGCTAATTTCATAATTAATTTCCCTTTATCATCACTCCAAGAGTAGGTCCATAGCCCTGCCCACGATAGACATATTTATCATGTAATTTATGTTTTGTCCCATCATTATTAGTATCAAGATAACCAAATTTTTCCACAAATTCATTGTTATCTGTTATAAATTTATTTACTTTTAGACTATCAAATAATACCCTATCATCTTTTTTAACACCATATAAATTACGAAATAAATCGTGTATTCCAACTAACATTACATTATTATTTTTAAGACATTTTCTAGCTAAAGTAATTGCTGGTATTCCTTTAGGTCCGTCAATTAGTATAACAATGCGCTTATCTTTAAATACATCTATAATCTGTGGTAGTAATGTATTGCTGTCACCATTAATTATTGTTATATTATGAAAAATAGATGTTCTAATTATTGCTTCCATTTTTGTTTTTAAATCAATACTTATTATTGGAATTTCAGTAAAATATTTACCAAGTATAATAGTTGACCCACCATTACATATACCCGATTCTACTATCAAATCAACTTTAAAATAATCAGCTAGTGCACAAAAAGCAAACCCTTCACTATTAAGTATACCTTTTGATAATTTAATATTAGGCATTACTCTTCCATTAAATATTCCTATTCTCACACTAAATATGTCCCTTATATTTATAATATGTTGTCCAATCCTTGTTTTAATAATACTGCGTCTGTTCCAATAGCTATTATTTTATACCCAAAAGTAGTATGAATATCTATACTCTTCTCATTTGGTTCTACTACATGTATACCTGCTGGACTACCCGCTTCCCTACAAATATTTAAATATTTATCCATCCAATCTTTAAACAAAATATCATCCATATTTATATCTATTGAACCTTTTAAATCTAATGGACCAAGAAATGATCCATCTACCCCATCAACGGACAATATTTCTCGTAAATTAGTCATTGCATCACAATGTTCTATTTGAACAATTAATGCTATTTCTTCATTGGCATATTTAATGTAACTTTCAAATGTGTGCCCGTAATTATTACAATGGGAATACCCAAATCCTCTATTTCCTTTCGGGGGATATTTTACACAATCAACGGCATATTCCGCATCCTCTTTATTATTAATCATCGGTACAATAATACCCATTGCACCGGCATCAAGTGATCTACCTATCCATTTATATTCATTTTTAGGTACTCTAACTACAGGAATTGTTTTATGTAATAATATTGTGTTAATCATACCTGGTAATGATTCAATACTTATAGACCCATGTTCTAAATCAATACATATCCAATCAAATTTATTACTACTAGCCATTATTTCTGTAATAGCTATTGATGAACACTGAATCCATCCACCATACGTTACATCTTTAGATTTTAATTTATTTTCCGGGATATAATTTTTCATGTTAACAAACTTCTTTCACCATTATTGGTACTACATTTTTTGGTTTAAATCCATTAAGAACAGCCATACAATCATTTACTGCTTGCACTTCCATATCTATTCTTGTACTAAGAGTCATCGATCCAGCGTGTGATGTAAATATCACATTATCATAAGCAAGAAGAGGACCTTCGTACGGTTCCTCACTAAATACATCAAGTGCCACACCTTTTAATATTTCAGAATTATCTAAAAACCACAATAGTGCTTTTTCATCGAGTATTTCACCACGTGATGTATTAATTAAATACGATCCATGTTTCATTTTATTAATAAACTGTCTCTTATACACATCTGACGCTGCCGACG